ACGTAATCACTTCTATCTAATTCATTATTGGGTCTAATTTTTGTTTTATAATGTAACACTTTTTCATATTTTAACATAAAATCTTTTAGACTAGAATGGGGTATCACGTCATCAGAATCATACCATAAATATAACTTGAATTGTGTACTTAAATCTGAATACGACTTGACAATATTATCCATAACAACACTTTCATATGTAGTGTCTATAAAATCAGACAAATTCAATCTTAATGATAAATTAATATATGGTGTTTCCATTATCGTTTCCTATCACATAGTTCTGGTTTAGTTTTAAACTCACACCATTTGCAATTCTTTGCAGAAGGTTCTTTTCTGTAAGTTCCGGTTGTTTTATATTCACCATCAATAAAAGCGTCATCTAAAAAACTATTAAATTGAATCATAGTCTTGTTTATAGATGGAGTTCCATTAGCTGGGGCGAATATTTGTATTCTCTTTTGCGGAAAATCGACTTTTTCGTACAATTTACGTTTAACTATAAAGAATTCAACATCTATACTATTCAAAGGTACGTTGTATTGTTTTGAATAAAATTGCTTATACAACAATAACTGATCGCTTTTTACTTTATCTTGCTTCATCCACTTATTCCACCCAACAGTAGATGTTTTTATATCTATAATTTTGATACGATTTCTAAGAGTATCCTTTATAGCTATATCAATAAAACCTCTAAATGAGATGTGGTCTGATACTTGATGCTTCAACTCAATCTCAACACCCAATAACTCATATCCTCTTTTAGAAAAATATTTATTCCTATTTTTTTTCAAGTAATCTAATATCGTAACTCCATCGTAGTAAAACTCTACCATTTCATCTTGAGTACAAGGTTCTACCCCAGACGAGCTCTTTGTTATATCGATAAACTGCTCTTTCATACTAGCTAACAACATTGCGTTTAAGTCTAGGGCATCTGCATCTTTAGCAGTTTTAGTATACATTATAGTTAAATACTCTTGTATCACTTCATGAGCTGCACTTCCAAAAAGTGTAAATATATTCCCATGAAATTCTCGCATATCATCGACATAATTTAGTTTCCACTTCCAAGGGCACTGAACCCATTGTGAGAACTGAGAATAGCTTACAGACTTTATATCACTCATTTATGCCATTTCCCATTCTTTACAATTTGTGCTATTATACCATATACAGCTAAATCTGCAAAAGCATCCATCACCGGTTCAGCTTCACCTTCAACATCTCGTTTGATTATAAGATTGATTAATCTATTTACCTTATCATTAATACGTACGACTAATGCTGTGAGTGATAGTTTAACATCAGATGTATCCTTTAGATCAGTTCCCATACTAATGTTACCTGGGCCGTAATCGTGATGTTTTATCGCGAATAGGTTATATTGTTCTCGTTGAATTCTTCTGAACTCAGCCATCAATTCCGGATATTCTCGTTCTACCAACTGAATTACGTTATCACTGTCGTGGTTGATATCTGCTTCGAGGTCATCGTTCCCGTATAATATACGTTTACTACCTTCTTTCAAGTTAGTCATTATATTATCCTATCAATTATACCATATTTCAACGATTCTTCTGCTGTTAAATATGTATCTTGTTTACTAACTTCATCCCAGAATGTATGTGATTTGGTTGTAACGTCACCTAATATTCGATTAATATTCGACTGAAGCTTTTTTAAGTGATCTGCACCCTTCAGCACATCTGACGTCTTCCCAGCTTCAAATGCTGAGCCTTCATGTATCATCACTGTAGAATTTTCAGTCATAGTTCTCTCACCAGTACCACATGCTAGTATAACTGCTGCAGCTGACATAGCTGTCCCCACAGCATGGGTATTCACTTTAACTGGTAATGACTTAAAGTAATCAATAGTCCCTAACATTGAATATACATCACCACCATATGATGATATGATAAGATTAAGATCTTCCCCTCCATTATACTGAGACATTGCATCAAATCTAGACATAATTGAATGTAACTGATCTGAATCAATATCGTATGTTAGATATACTGTATTGGATTTGAGGTTGATGCCCCATTCTATTTGTTTAAACAGATTGTCTATACTACTCATGTGTTCCCCCTATCTTAGATTTAGTTTTTTTAACTCTTTAGGATCAACGCCATATTTTGCTAATAAATCGTGAAGTTCAACTTTACCACCTTCAGTCATTAAGAACACTTCTACGTATTCATATGATTGTTTGATACTAACTTCGTAATGTTTAGAGATTGCCTCTAAAACCCATTGTGGATATTTCATATTATCTTTTTCCTTTATGTATTTAATATATTGTTTACGTTTAGGTATCACGTCTATATATAATTTATATAATATTTTAGGATCTAGCGTGTACTTTTGAAATTCATTTACAATTACAACCCATTCAGGTTTCATTGATAAAAACCTATTAATCATATAATTAGACCATGATTTCTTATCCTCTAATGATAAGGTGTCCCAGTAGTCATTCGTTTGAACCGCTGTTAGGTGGTTCAGGTGTTCGAATAACGTTTTTCTTTTTACTGAAGATTTCTTCCCAATTTTTTTCCCACTCATCCTGTGTTATACCTCTCCTGAGCTTATCACCCTTACCCGCTGTATTTGATTTATTATTCGGCATTATCTGGAAATACTCCACTTCCCTTTAACAATTTCTCAGGTACAGCACCACAATTCCCACAGCTGTACACCTGAACCGGTATTAGCGATTCTTTCCCTGTAGGTGACATTATCGCAGAGATCTTCTTTATGATAAATGAGTGGATAAATAGATAATTTCCGCACTTATCACACGATTCTGTATCAGCTTTAGTTAAATCTAACTCCTGATGTGGTGGTTGAAATTGTTTTTGTGCTTTCATATTCACGGTTTTATAACTCCTAGTATTTCTATCATCATAGCCATAGTGTTAATTTCTTTATCAACGACCACGACATCAGATTGTTCATATTTTGCTATAATTAATATAACTTCAGCGATATACCCTTTACCATAAGTATCAACACTATCGTATAACAGTCGAAATAAATCTGCAAAATCTGTTATCTTACTATCAGCTAATAATTGCCTTATCGTGGTAAATGCTGATTTCTTATCTTGAGTTTGAATCACTTCCAATATCTTCAACTTGTAGTCGTTTTCAACAACGCTATGTTTATCTATAGACAATAACCCATTAATAGATTGACGTTGTAGTGAATTGATAATCCGTCTTATATCAGGATACCCTGAATTGATTATCAAAGCTACATCATCTATACTATAATTGATATTCTCACTATCTAATATATTTGTCGAATGTATAGCTACTTCCCTTTTCGATGGTGGAATTGTTTGAAATGATTGACATCTACTTTGAATGGGATCTATAATACGCTCGATATAATTACAAGTTAATATAAATCTTGTATGTTTACTGAAAGTCTCCATTAAATTTCTTAACGCCGCTAGTCCTTGTGGTGTTATAAAATCAGCTTCATCTAATATAACGACTTTTAAATCTTTAAACCCAACAGATGATGCAAAACTTTTTATTTTAGTTCGTACTACATCTACACTATTCTCATCACTAGCATTAATGTACAAATAGTCACATTCAATATTATTAACGATTAATTTAGCGAGAGTGGTCTTACCAGTTCCGGCCTTTCCGTATAATAACAAATGCGGTAAGTCACCACTCTCAAGGTAAGCAGATACTTTACTTTTGAGATGATTATTCCCAATGTAAGTATCCAGTGTATTTGGCCGATACTGTTCTACCCATAATGTATGTTCAGTAGCCATATTAAGAATGACCCTGCTGAGCTACTAAATAGTACTCTGATTTAAAATCTCCAAGTTGAAAACTAATATGTAATAATCCACTATTAGATATTTCCATAATCCCTCCAGTACACTCTTTGTTAGCTATTAATATTTCCTTAAACAATTCAGCGTTAAATGATATATACTCAGGCATGTGTAATTCATTTGTGGATAACGCCATAGTAACTCTATTAGTGTTTGTTGTAGAATATCCAATAACAAACTTCAAACCACCCCTATCCATTACAGTAAAAGTTGACGCATCTGGTAATGCTGATTTACCTCGTATAAAAGTTGTAGTAAAGTTATTAGTAATATCAACTCTAGTTTCAAACTCAGGCATATTCTTGAGTTTGGGTGGAGTTGAAATTATAGATAAATCTGCTAATATAAAATTGCAAGTTGAATTGGTATCAGAAAATGTTAGTGAGATGGGTTTGCCATTTATATCTACCACATCAATTTCCATAGAATTGTCAACTGTATTCAACAACCGTTGTAATTGACTAGTCGAGTAGACTCCAATATCTGCGTTACAAAACTTAAAATTATCAACTGACACGTTTCCTAGTAAAGATTTACTATCAGTAATAAATGACGTCGATAAAGTGTCACCTTTACATACCCATTTAACGCTATCAACATTCCCACCTAAATTGTACTTTACGATGAATTGTTCTAATTTATTTTTATCCACGTTCTCTAATCCTTTTATCTTTTGCCCACATTTGTATTCGTTTTTTATTATCATAGGCCGTTATATGTGGATATCTGTCTTTATTAAAAACAGCTTCTCCTTTTTCAGCATATTCTAATATAGACGTTTGTTCTAATTTTAAAACATCTGGATGTGACATCTCAGATGGTTTTACTATCCAACCAACTTCAACTTCTTGAGCTATCGGACCTCTTAAAATTTGCCTCCACGATGTCATATTATAAGTAGCACCTCCTCTATTGTAATAAAAGTCTAAATCACCACGTCTATGTGTGTTATCTAACTGAGCTATCGTTTTTGATGACGATCCTATATACATAACATGACCGGAAATGGTATTTTTATAAGCATAAACTCCACGTTTTATATTATCGCTCATGCCACACCTCACCATCTTTCATGTTATAATCACCAGTGTAAATACCTTGTGAATCTGATTCAGCAATAATAAATTGAGCTACACAAGCATCAACTTCTAAATGAGCGGTTCCTATGTGATTATATAACATACCGCAAACTGGACCTTCGAACCCTGAATCGTATATACCAGAATGGACAAATAATCCGTTCCGATTTAAAGTTGATCTAGTATGTAACCATCCAACATGCCCTTCTGGAACTTTTACATATACATTACTCATAAAATCATATGACCCCGTTCCAATTTCCCAAAGGCTTGACCTACCTACATTATCATCTACCATTGTAGGTGTTAGCTCTACTCTCGATCTGTGAGTTTTTCCATCTACATTCAACACAAAAACGTCATCTTGAACTTCCCACATCCTTGTCATTGGAATATCCACCGCGTTAGGTTGTATACATTTAGACGGTACGTATTGAAGCCAACCATTATCAATCGCTTTTTTTGGATTAATAAACATTATCTTAAACCTCCATCTACACCTTTATATATAACTGATATCGCATCATGTTTATGTAACGATTCGTGATGTGCACATACTACTACAAAGTCCAAAACCCTCGAATCTCCATCTAAAGCTTCATATGCAATTCTCCCAGCATCTTCACAAAATAGTAAATTTGAACCATTCAATCTAGCAAACTCCGCTTCATCTTCTCTCTTACACATAACCAATACCTCTGTTGGTATAGCTTTACGCATAGTGAGTATTAAATCCTCGATTAGATATGGATCGTCAGGATTCAATTGAATGGTAACTTTTGCAGTACTTCTCTGTGAATGTGATACTACAGGCTCTCCAGTCTGTTCGTGGACATATTGACCCATTTCATACGAACAAGGACATGCTGACGAATAAATGTATTCGACTGTTAGAAATAACTTGACGTCGTTATTATGATCCATCTTACCTTCTAATATACACGAGTAATATTGCCATCCTTCTAGCTTAGATCTCAACGACATCTGTTTCATTGGATAGTCGAATCTAAACTTTATATACGAATCTCGAGATTCAAGTTTATCTTTATAATCATTCAACACATCATGTAACAACTCAATACTCAAATCTGTACTAAGATGATCATAAAGAGTTCTAACCAACCGTGACATGTTAATTCCTTTAGTCTCTTTCGTTAACGACACATATGCTGATACTGTCGTTTTTAACTTTATCGCTTTACCTTCTTTTGAAAAATACTTGACTGGTACTTCAACACCTTTTACTCCAACTTTCTGAATATTAGCCTCTGCCCCTCTAGTGGATAGATAATTCTGAACATCAGGTAAGTTATCCCAATCAACGTTCTTTGGTAAATCTGATAGTTGTATAGCTGGTCCAGATGATGGACATTGTTTTTCATTACTCATTATTTGTTCTCCAAATGTATAGTTTTCCACACTAAAAAGTTATGGTCGACTGTTTCTATTTCTTTTTGATTTAACTTTTTGTCAAAATTTAATTTTTCCATTATTATTTCATCTACATATCCATCTTGGATGGAACTTCCATTATACCCATATACGAAAGGCATAGATGTGTCGTTTGATCTTATAAAATCCCAACCATTATCATAATAATACATCAATTCATTTACACCTACATTATCAGATCCGAGTAAGTGTAATTCTTTATTAAAGATATCTGGTGTCATTTTAGCTGAAACTAAAGCATTTAAACACTTGATACGACCACTACTACAATTTCCACTTTCGTGGTGGTTTCCTATAAAACTCTCTGGCACTGCAAGCTTAGAAAAACCTATAACATCTACATCATCAATGCGAATCAACTCTTCATAACACTTCATCCATTCGTCTTCAGATCTACCTTGAGGTATTGCCATAAATTTTGTGTTTTCAAACCCCAACGGATTTCGCCGTTTCCAAAACTTCAAGAAGTCTTTTACTGAATCGACAGTGTCACTACCATTAAACAATACATCTATTGCACACACTTCATCTGGATTGATTTTCATAGCTGCATCATATACTAAATCTAACGATACTCCATGACCTTGTTCTTCAAACTCAAAAGCTGAATTATCCATTATCACGTATTTATTAGACTGCTTTCCGTAGAACTCAGCATACTTATCATCTTCTAATACTTTATGTGCGAGACACAAATGCCTATCACTTAACGTCGCATGACTATTCAGATGTGGTGTACTTGTGATGTAACAAATATCAATTTTCATTTACTATACCTCCTTGTATATTATCTTCAAAAACAGAAACTTTCCAATTTCGTTTAACTTTTTTAAAAAACTTTTGTTTTCTATATTTTTTCTCCAACTGCTCGAGGATGACTTGTCCAATCATTTCACAACTCGAACTTCCAAACTTCTTTATATATTGGCCTGGATATGTATTATCAATAATCTTCATCAACTCCAATCGTAACATTATGAATTCTATCTCTCTATCATCATGCGTTACATTACATTCCACATATATGTGAAAGTCGTGATGATGTTCGTATTGTAAGAAACCCACTTCCGGAAAGAATTTATCTACATCAGGCCAATTGTGTGTCCCTAATACGATGTGCTTCACTTTAATTTGTGCACTATTCATTTATAATATCCATTAAACTTTTAACATTCGACTGTAAATCTTTCAGCGTTCCTGAATTATCTAACACGTAATCTGCTTTTGTTGGTGAATTTGGATCGTTCGATAGATGTTCAGTTATGTGGTTGATTTGATCTACATCTGTTAATGTTGATCGACCACTAATGTATATTATAAATCCACCATTTCGTTTAACGTAATCCCACTCATTCTGAAATCTAATGTCAGTTACTACTATTTTATCGTGATCATCTACCATCGATTTTACTGACAAATTTATCCAATAATCATCTCCATGACGATTCCTCATATCCATTCCATATTCTTGTATAAAGCGTCTAATTGACAAATTGAACACCAAATGTCCGTCCATATAAGGATTGTGTTCGACTACATCTAAGTCTTTATTTTTATGTGATTCTAACGTTAATCTATCTATTTGTAAGTATCTACACAAATCATCCTTCATAACATCAGCTGATGCAGTTCTACGAAATCCTTCAATTTTTAGTAAATCAGAAATGCTATCCTTTCCACAACCAGCTGGTCCTATTAAACCTAACAACGTTTTCACTAAACTTCCCTATCAGTATCAAATGCGATTATATGATCTCTACCAGTCATCCTATACCCATGTTCAGCGACCATATCGAACACCTTAGGATACATCTTGATTAATTCTTCTCTACAATCACCTGCAGGCATGATATAAGTTTTACTTTTTGGAATATTCATTCTCACTCTAAATGCCTCTATTTCTTTTAGGTTGACTATAGTACCATCCCATACTGGTTTGAAATGATAATCAGTGTGGTATTCTATTAATTCTTCAATTGCATTGTAATTTAACCTAAATCTATCATGTAAGTCAACAAATTTCTGATCGACTACTTTGCCTTTTGGTGTAATTGCTCCTATAACTGGAACTGAATTACTGAACTTAGGACTGAGACTAATAAGATCAATCGGTAAGTCAGTTATGATCGGATGAGATCCTTCAGTTTCCATTGTAACTATGATCCCACGTTCACTTGCAAAATACATTAGTTCGTTTACCAAATCAGAATGCATGCTTGGCGACCCACCAGTCAACATCATTTCTTTTATGTGTGGATTTTCATCATAAATGTCAATTATATCTTGAAATGTATATTTCCCTTTCTCTGGATGTATAGAATTTTGCCAGCTATCACACCACCCACCATCACCGAAGAAGCAGCGATGTGTACAGCCTAAACAACGTACTGCTATAGTAGGTATTCCAAATCTACTACCTTCCGACTGAACGCATCGATATAGCTCATTAACTGGTAGCACTTTATCATAATTTGGTATTCTTCCTATTTTTTCCATTATATAACTCCTTGTTTTTTCAACATATTCACCTGCACGTTATAGTACATCCTCGAATAGATTTTCATTCCATTCTCTATGCCCTTCACGATAAGCCATGTTAGTTTGCGTTTCACGTACTTCTACTCTAAAACACCAAAGTCTTTCCGCCTCACCTGGCCCCCACATATCTGGAATAAATACTCCATTTACATATTTGTATAATTGATCAGCTATAGATTCACACCCTAAATTTGGTAATATACAAAGTCTTGCCAAACCTCGCTTTTCTAATTCTTTATACAGATCCATTTCAGGTTCATCTTCAGCTACTAATAGTGTATGGTCGAATTGATCATCAAGGAGTTGTTTGAGTTCTCCAAGTCCACCATAATCAGCGGCCCAATTTCTAACATCCAAATCATTTGTACCGAAGTAGAATTTCATACTGAGACTATACCCATGAATAACATTACAATGACTATCTGCTCTCCATTGCCTATATGCTACTGGGAACTTATCTACGTATTCTTTCGTACTAACATATTTGTATGTTACTGGTGTTTTATTTTCAATTTGCATATTCTTCATTTTAACCTTTCATCTTAGTTCGTTTTTTAGTGTTACATTTAGGTTTTGGATTTATACCCACCACCCATCCTACAATTTCTTCACACACTTTTAGTATATCTTTCATTATCATTAGAAGAACCGCTCTAATGAAACTTTAGTATCAATTGGCTCAGTCCACGATAACGCTTCATAAATAATTTTTACTTTTTTATATAACGCGTTATCAAATATAGTATCATAATCAATATACGTTTTTATAAAATCTAAGATTTCGATCGGATCATCGTATCCTTTAAAAGCTATAGACTTGTAATTTAAACTATTAGGTTTAAGATATATCCACTTCACTTTTTCTCCACTATTAATCGGTGTATATTCATCGCTGACTTTTAAATATTTTAACAGATCGTTATATCTCACTGATGATTTTACATGAATCGGTGTTCCTTTATTAAATTCAGTTGCTATGCTATCACTTTTCCTTATAAATTTCTTTATATTTGATATGCCAGTTGGTGAAGCAATCTCATCTATAGGAAGAGTTTTCATGTGAGATTTAAAACTCATTATATCATTATCTATTTTGGATTTATCCACATCTCCCAATATATCAACAAGCACTCCCATCATTAATTTTTGAAAAGATGGAGCAAACGAACTTTTAATAACATCCAAACCTTTAATATCTAACCTATCACACGCGATACCATTATCATTGATAATTTTTTGAGCATATCGTTTCTTAGTAACCCAAAAAGCTCGTTTAGCTATAACTTCTTGTTTAATATCAAATTTATGTGGTCCTTTAATATTTAAAAATCTCTGTGCAAATAGATCATACGAATCATTTAAAAACTTTTGAACATATGATGTGATTCCTAACACTTGACTAGTCATAAACTGCTCATCTTCATAATCAGCTTTAGGGTATCTGTGCTTAATTATCGGAAGAGCACTTGCAAAAATAGAATCAGTATCTATATACACTACATGGTCTTTATCTACATTCAATTCTTTATTATAAATATAATTTACCATCTTCTGTGAATATTTAATTAAATGCTGTCCTGTAAGTGTAATAGCTTCAGAATTATCTGTATCGTAAAATCTGAATATCGGTAAACCGAATACTCCATATACTGTATTGAGAAGAATCTTCTGAATATATTGTCTACGATTAAAGTACTCTGATTTTGATTGATCGCCAGCATCGTGATATTTTTTAGATAGCTTTCTATATTCTTTTCGTTCATTGAACCATTTTGAGAGAATTGCAGGTATTAATCCAGTTTTCTCTTGGTTATACATAACTCCAGTTACTGCAATGGATATTTTATTTATGTCTAATAGGGTTTTAACTTCACTTGTATTATACTGTCGTTTAATTTTCCCATCGACTATAAAATCATATACTTTATCAGTCCCTTTAAGATATTCATCAATATCCCAACCGTCTAACTTTCCCAATTTCATCTCTGGTGATATATTCATTGACATTATAATTGACGGATACATTGACGTAATATCTAGATCATATATCCATTTATGTTTACCCGGAATTGGATCTTTTACGTAAGCTCCAACATATTTAATGTTAGTAGGGACGTTTGATTTTGGTGCTTTGTTTGGTGCCACTACACCTATTCGTCTCATATACGTTAACATAGCACCTTCAATATATCGACTAGAATATACTACATCTTCATATGATATATGACCGAGATGACTAACACCCATAGCTAATGTTATGAAGTCTAACTTCTCGTTCAATTTCACGATCAACTTAACATCTTGTAAGTTATATTCTATAAATTTATTAATCTCATTTAAATACAAATCAGTTAAGCTTCCATCATAAGACACCTTCTTCTGCCCAACCTCAAGTTCACCAATATAGTCTAACCTATAAGATGGTTGTTGTTTAAATGTAAATTTTTTATATAACGTGAGATAATCTAAAACTGAAACACCAGCTATTTTAAATCGTTCTTGTCTATCGTTGAAATTTACTATACTAATTGGAGATAATGCGTTTGCAATTTCCGATCCCAACACCACCACCGTTCTATTATATAAATACGGTATATCAAATCCATCAACATTCCACCCACTTAACACGGTTGGTGCGATTTCAATGTATTTTTGAAAAAACCGTTGCAATAACTCTCCCTCATCAGTAAATAGTTCAACTGATACGTTATCTTTAGTGTAAGCAATAGCTTCTGAAGATTGAGTGCAGGTGTATACAAAATAATCATCAGTGGTCTTATCATATAAAGCTATAGATGTTATTGGTTGATCTGCAAGTCTCCAATCTGGAAACCCTGCTGATGATTCAGTTTCAATATCAAAGTATAATTCTCTATGCCCTGTAGCAATATCATCAGAATCGCCGTATTTATCGATTAAGATTCTCGTTTCAATTGGTACGTCACTTTCAAATATCTTGTTTTTTTCGACATCATCATGTGTCCAAAACTGAACTCTCTTTAAATTATCACCATATAATGATTTATAAGTACCTGCTCCATACTTTTTATAAGCATAACTCTTAACATTAAATTTAGTATATCCAGTCTTATCATCCCAGAGATGTACTTCATTGAATTTTTTATGCCGTCTACAGTATATATTCTGATACAATATGTTAACCTATTTAATTTCTATTTAAATTTACAAACATTTATCACTAAAGTCAACTATTATTTTTAATTAGCGTAATCTTGATCATCGTTATCCCCAGCGATTGGTATTATCTCACAAGTGTCGTTATTACAAAACTTGTCGGGTTCAGCTTCTTCACCTTCAATACCGGCGAAGCTTAACTTTCCTAATTTCGAAAGCATTTTATTGTATTTTTTTTCATCAATTTCCTCATATGGCATTTGTCTATAAGCCCCATACTCATGTCTCGGTAATAATGATATCCCTTTTAACTTGTATTGAAAATATTCAAGTACATGTGGTAGTTGTGTAGATTCAACTGCAGGATTAAATGTTGCTGTACAACTTACTTGATTGTCTGCCCAATGTCTCTGTAAGAATGCTGCTAGGCTGAATTGTTCCCATATAGATAGTTCTCCTACAGTTCGAATTCCTTCACCAATATCAATTGGAACCTCAACAACTACTGTCGAATCTTCACTACCAAATGCTGGTTCTAAATTGTAGTTTGCTTTCTTTAACGACTCTATCAATTCTGATTGTTTAGATAATCTCATTCGTCGTATATAAAATCTACTTTCCGGATAGTGCATTCCTGGAGTAGCTCCTACTAATAAACTAACAGTTCCAGAAGGTTTAATGCTACTCAACTTTATACTTCTTGGTACAGCTAACCAATCTGAGTACATCTTATCCCATTTCGTTAGCTCATTATACCCTTCTTCACACCACGTTTTTAAAGAATCCAATCCCCTATTAGTAACAAATTGTGCTATACCACTCATCGATGTACCAATTCTTCTATTTCTCAGCATAACTCGATTGGTGTCAGGCCAGTGTGTTTTTCCTAATGTAACTGTTTTTGCATATAAGTATGCATACTTTAATGTCTTCTTATAATCTTCTAAGTCGTCGTGGTGGTGTGGGAAAGTTTCCACAAGACAACATAATTCATAAGATTCTAAACTTTGTTCGCTTTTTACGGATTGTATCAGTAAACTTTCAATCTATAAGGTGGACTGTCGCATCTTCATTAGAAGTTTCTCCGCTCAGTCTCTCACGCTGGCTTTACCCTTGCGCCCTGTCGGCGTTTCACTCGCCTTCCAAGTCAATCAGGAGAAATTTATACTACCCCGGGACTTGTTAGTTAAGGCAGTTGTGGATTAATATATTATTAGCCACAAAATTGTGATTATTTTCTACACTCAAATCGTATACGTCTTGATTTTTATCATGTAATATTGTTTTAAGCAATCTTCCCATAAGATTTAATCTCCGTTAAATAATTGTTAATTGAACTAAAGTATTTTTCGATACTTTTTTTAGTAATCCCAAAGGTTTTTGGAACAGCTTCAGTTTTATTTTTTCTCTCTATTATGATATTATTAATATCAGTAATCTCTTTTATGTTGTATAATTCAAGTAAAACCCCATACTTTAACATTTTAGTTTTATATGAATTAATTGAACTATTTTTTGGTAATGGTTTTCGTGGTTTACCAATCAAATTATTGTATCTATTAGTGCATCCATTCTTTTTACACGTTTTTCTATCGATATCGCTTACAATCCTGTATTCGAATACATCTCCACAAATAATACAATTAGATACTTTTATTGGATCAGTTATATCCTTTCCTTCCCAAAATAATTTACTCTCTTCCTTGCGTTGTGCTGATATTATCTCCCGCCTTTTCATACCATCTGGTGTATTATAAAAAGCACGTATAGATTTGCTAAGTCTATCAGTATATTTTTTATCAGATGCCCGTTCGGCTGTTTTTTTTCCAATTTTAAGTTTAGTTTCATCTGAAGATGTCGTGCCGTATCTTGGATTGTTTTTACCTCTCATATCCACAGTTTTATGGTTTTTAATAGAAGCTTCAATCCATTCTTTAACACCATTTTCAAGTTTATATTTTTTAACTATTTTGCTAATGTGTTTATCCCACACTACCAAATACCGTATTCCGATATTTCCAAACAATTTATTGTATTTATAATAATAATCCATAGCTTCTTTTTTAGAGCTTTTGACTTCTATAATTGTTCTAATTTTATCATTAACAATATGAAAAAAATCAGGCTTGTAACTTTTACCATCAAATTCGTATATTTTACTTTCATATAAAAATGACATATTAGCTATATCCAACCATTTAGCAATAACAAATTCACATTTACTGCGTAAATAATATTTTTTATTATCTTTTGTTGTATAATACCCGACATAACTTCTATGATTAGTATCACCTCTCTTAATTTTCCCATGTTTTTGTTCACAATATGTTTTCATAATTCATCTCTTTTTAGTGGTTGTTTATCTAATAATAAATATAATAGAATTAAAAAATAAACACTAAAATTAAAAGAATTATGTTATTATTTTAATATTATCATCTTCAGTTAAATCTTTAGCTTCTACATACCCCTTATTGGTTGTATAGACTTTATGGTCAGGGGTACAAGTAAGTTTATAGATATTTCCATCTTCTTCAATCTCTAACGTCATGATAGAAACATCCTTTCTGCTTAACCAAGCGTTAGTAATAACATTGTATTCTAATGATAGAGTATTTTCATTAAAAGTTAATGCTTTAATTTCTTCACCGTTTTTTACCAGTTCTACAACTTCTTCAACGGTTAATTTACCTTTATCAGTATTAACTAATGTATCACCAACTACACATGGATTTCCACCAGCTACCCTATGGTCTTTATTATCACCACCATTTTTCATACGAGAATACTTTCTCATATTATCTAACCACGCAATTCCAGGTTCACCATTATCTACTATTCGTTTACATATATCAGTATAATCCATTCCTAATTCAGCGAATACTGAGTTATTGGAAGTCCATCCGTAATCTTCCCTATGAGGGTTTTTCTTGTAATTCTTTAGATCTAAATATTCTTCTGAGTGTGGATCTCCAAATACAATCTCAGCTGTGCGCCTTACATTACCGGCCACTACACACTTACCAATCAAATTCATGATGTCCACAATTGTAGTTACTGTAATTGGTTGTCCTATATTGATGTCTAATATTTTTTTAATTTTATTATTAATTTCCTCTAATGGATCAGGACCACTACTAATTCCCCCAAATCCTTTAATGGGTTCTCCCAACCCTCTGATTAACGAGTAATCAAATTCTACATCTACAGTTCCTACGAAGTAGCTATCCAACACCATCTTTACAGATTCTACCCAACCTTCTCGTGTATCTGGAATCCGAAATACATTGGATGTTTGTGATAAGTTTAATTTGGGACCTTTAATAACAATCTCACCAGCACCTTTTGTATCGAAACCGACACCCACTCCTAACATAGAAGCGTCCATTAGGAATGTGAATGGTTTAGATAAATCTTCCTTAATAGTCTTAGTTGAAACGAACGCACAATTGTTAAGTGCTGCGTATAATTTCTTTTCTTCTGTTATAGCAGTTCCCATTGCCCATAACCCACGACCGGGTGGAAGGAATTTCATACTCCACATTCTCTCGTACATTTCTTGAGCTGAGTTTTGAGCTTGCCATGGATTCCAACCTAATTGGTGCTGTTCAATCCACTGCTTTTGCATATTGTAAGTACCTTCTACAACTCGTCTAATAGTTTCCCACCATCTCTCATTTTTACCATTATCTTTGATACGGGAATATGTTCTCATATAAACTAACTCACCAAGACCATTGAAACCGAATGGTGGTTTTTTTCTTTTATATTTATTTATAAATGATTCCGTTAAAACAAACTTATCCATGATTTACGTTCTCCATTAATTTAATTATTCAAATCCAGTTGTAGTTTTAAAGTCTTTATATTTAGTCGCCAACGTCTTTCTAATAACATCATCTCTACTATCCATCTTTTTTTGTGCTATCTTACCACCGGCTGATAAATCCTCATATATATCTATCTTTCCAATATTAGTGTTCATATTCATCGGATATGTGATACCATCTAGGCCAAATCTATTTTTTATAACGTGTGCTCTTGCAGTATTGCTGATTTTATCATCAACTTTTCTACTAATAGATATTATAAAATCCGCCGTCATGACTTTACTATAAGCTTCAGCTACTTTACTTGCATCGATAACATCTTCGTCGAGGGAGCTCCTGTTTGCTTGAGATGCTGTCCATATAGGACAGTCAATCTCTCCCGCTAATCCTCGTAAATCTTCATATATACTACCCAGTTGATGTCGCATTTCCTTATAATTGCTAGTGTCTCTGAGTATGTCAGCATAATCTACTAACACTAAATCAGGATCAATACCTTGTAACTCCATCTGCTTTAAATGTGCTGCTAAAGTTGGTACAGTTGCAGATCTAGTTGGATAGTATTTTATTACTAATTTTCCTGATATTGTGTTTATTTTCCGTTCAACTTCTTCTTTATGAAATTTAATATTCGCTGTTGGAATGCCTGATATTATAGTATCAAATCTCAAACCCACATAATTTTGATTCAATTCCAAAGTATAATAAACTACAGTTAATCCTTTTTTAATCCCATGAGCTCCTATCGACTGCAATAACCAAGACTTACCTATACCTGCAGGTGCTACTACAACTCCGAGTTCACCCTTACCTAAACCACCATCCATCAATTCATTAATAGGATCCCAAGGAGTTTCTACAACATCTCTAGCAGAATTTGCTAATCTCTCATCCAACCCTTCAGTGTAATCGTGCCCTAAATCCCTCTCAGTTCCAGCCTTCATAGCTTCATCTATTATTTTTTTAATATCATCATATTTTCTGAGCTCTAATAAATTTACAGATTCTAGTATGGCATTTTTCAATACCTGATTCTTACAGAATTCTATAGTTTCAGTCTTTACAAATTCTAAATCTGTAGACTCTATATATTTCCAAGCTTCCTTTAAATTCTCAATTACAGACACTTGTAGTATATCATCATCCATTGCATTGATTTTAACTTTTAACACTTCAAGCGTTGGAGTTGTTTTATATTCGTGAAAATAATCTCTAATATTTGTAACTAAAAATCTATTTGCATCTGAGTCGAAGTATTTTGATTCTAATATGTCAGATATAGTCTGAAAAAACTTCTTATCTAACAATAGAGATGTGATAATTTTAGATTGGAATGTTGGACCAAATTGTGTTAATGTTGTATTATTCCCCATACAATAATCGTCCTCTCTCACTCTTTATTTTTTCCATTTTATTTTTTCTATAACGTGCAATCGCTTTGGCTCTAATTGTTTTTTTATTGCGCTCGTAATATTCCATTTGCCACTTTAATTGAGCTTCTTTCTTTTCTTCTTTAGTAATATATTTTCGTTTACGACCCATTATATTCTTTAGCTAATCTATTTAACTTAGACCACGATTGATTTAACCAAGATTCGAAATTGGGTATACCATTAAACATTCTATCCTTCATGAATTCTAATTGGAAATGTGGTTTATTTAAGATAGGAACCTTCCCTCTAACTATATCATTGATCTTCAATTTTGCATTATTTGATATGTCAACTTCATGTAACTGCATTAATTTGTAATTTAGTTCTAATTGATCTTTAGAAGCTACAACATTTCTAAATATTTTCAATAAATCTTTATTCTTTTCTGAAAACTCTAAGAGGTCTTTGATATTAAATGCATTATTCTCATCTAAAATACCCGGAAATCTTTTCTTAATTGTTTTAAATCCTGCACCTTGTACTCCAGGAATATTATCTGATTTATCACCTTCCATCACTCTACCCATCAGAAAATTTATGCATGGGATGCCATACTCTTCAAATAAATTGTCAGGCTTATATAACTTTTTCTTAGTAGGGCTCCATACACTAATTCTATCATCTACCAATTGTAAAAAATCTTTATCTGAAGACATTAATATAATATTATTATTTGATTTGTTTAAAATTTGTTTAGTGATGTAAGCCATAGTATCGTCAGCTTCTATATTATCGATAGCTATAGTGCTTATAGGTAAAAACTCTAAATACTTTGATACCATCGATAATTGCATCATCATATTTTGGCGCTCATCAGCATGAGAATTAAAATTTGATACTCTATTGAGTCTAGATTTAACTTTTCTGTTAGCTTTATAATCTGGATACAATTTACGGCGACGGACGGACCCACCCTTACCATCAAATACGATGATACATCGAGTGGGTCCTAATAATTTCACAGCATAACCAACTGATTTTAAAAAACCTACTATTCCCCCAATGTGAACTCCATCTTCATTGAGAGTAGGTATAACGCTAAATACTCGTATAAAAGTATTTAATCCATCTATAATCAGTACTTTATCATTAATGTCCCCTGTGTCGGACTTCCCGCCATGTTTTTTTATTTCTTCTAATATCGATAAATATTTATCATTACTCATCGCCGGTCACATCTTCAGTAAATTGAACATCATCTATACCCAAATTTGCAGTTTTATATTGCAACACCATTTTATCACATATCAAATCATAGAGATAGTTTTTTAGTCCATCAACTTCAGCTAGTTTTAATTCAAACTCCTTTGATAGAAATTTCACATCTTTACCATTGTAGTTTACAGTATACCACGCTCCACCTTGTTTGATCAAATTATGCTCTTTTAGCACTGTCAACCATCCACCGTAATTATCAATTCCTTTATCAAAGTACATATCATAATCTGCATGACGTAGTGGTGGGCCTAATCTATTTTTAATAACTTGAGCTCGACATTTCATTCCTAGTACGTTCTTCTTAGCGGTATCTTTAATTTGACCCATATTTTTTAATCTAAGTCTAGTAGATGCGTGGAATGGTAATGCTTTCAATTTTGTTATCGTATAATCATTTAAATTATACATCTTATAATTTCTCATAAGTTCGGACTATATCTTTACCAAAATTTTGAATTAATTTTAATACATTCTTCTCTGTTATATCAGATCCAAATATACGACATACGTTATATCCACATTCTTTTATTTCATTCAAACGAATATTATCTTTATCCCATACTGATTGAGCTGTTACTACTCTATTTCCTGGATATTTAATTAATTCATCTGAATCGTATTTCTTTGGATTTGCATGCCAATAATCACCATCCACTTCAAATACTAAATTGAAGTCTGGTAAATAAAAATCGACATAATATGCTTTTATTTTATCGTATTGATGTATATAGTTTATACCGCTATCTTCCAAAATACTTTTTACTTTTAATTCAATTTTAGTATTTCTAGAACCGCCAGGTATTTTATTTTTATATTTCCAATTCTGTAATCTTAGATCAGCTTCATCTTTTCCATATTTTTCAAACCACCTTTGCCAATTAGATTTTCCATAATGGTGATGAGCTGAACCTGTAATTGAACTCCACATTATACTTTCTGGATGATCGTTTACGTATTCTTTCATCACTTTACTGTGATTTTTTCTATATTCAGCACTTTGAACTGCTTTTTTTACAGCATCCTTTCTTTTCTGAGAATGTCTACTTATGTCGTTCATTTTACGGCAATGGTTTTTATTACCATCAGAATAAATCCATTTTGCAAATTTATCGAAATGTGCGTTGGAAATCATTTTTGAATTTGGAAATGATAACTTATATTCATCAGTTGTCATTTTATGTTTAGTTTTTAAATGTGTATTTGTGATTGATTTAAAATCTGTATTACACAATTCACACTTTATTAATTCACTATTTTGGTATTCAGCGCTCGTGTTATTTTCATCTTCGTTATACATTTTACTCTCCATTATATCTTTATACATATAAATATAATGAAATGGGAAAACTTTACCCAATTTTTGTATATTAGTTTGAAGATTACTCATATTAGTCTCTGAACCTTATTCTCATCACTGAGAGTCTTGGCTGCTGATTGTCCAATCCTACTTTTTTCAAACCGTCACGATTGTCATTACTAACTGCGTTGTGGTAAGTTAGGCTATCAGGAGTTTCCAGCAATTCACCGAATGTTTTATAGTGGAGGCAAAACATTACTTACGCAATACCACCACTCGTTGTGTTATGATTTACATATCCATTTGCAATATAATTTTCATTATCTTCTACGGATATATCAACAACATTTATTTCATCGTCCACTTTTTTAGCATCTGGATGATTTTTTAGATGCATGTAGCTATTATCACTACATTTTACTCTATGATTTCCTGTACCTTTTAAATCTCCCAATTTATAATGAGATTTAACTTTAGGTTTAACAAGAAAATCAAGAATTTGTTTATACTCAACATCACCATCATTATTGACTGATTCTACTTCCAATCCCATACCACTTAAATCTAATGATTCTGGATTATTGTAGTTCATATCAAATAATTCAGTAAGTTGAGCCATACTAACTGTTTTTTCTATCATTGGTATTCTCCTGTGTCATTTGTTGTAATTTATTATGATATTCACCAAAAAAAGGTGAATCTTCATCGTATCGTATCTTAATATTAGTTGTTTCAGGATCAACACACCATGGATCTCCAAAGGACACACCTAATTTCTGACGTAGTTGATTAGTAAACACTAAAGCTATTTTCTGCCGTCCTATCATTTGAGTAATCTTTCTTAACGCTTTTGAGATAATAATAGCCTTTGCTGTAGCCCAACCATCTTTATCAAAATCTGCTTCTAATTCTACTTTAGTAGTTGCTGCCGCTAACGAATCCACTAAAATTGTAACTAATCTATCTTTATCGGATTCTCTAACTTTAGTAACGATTTCTTCAATAGCACTAAATATATCTTCTACAGTTTCCAAATGTAGATAGAGCATATTAGACACATCTACCCCAATAGCTTCCAAAAACTGTTTGCTAACTGACGTTTCAGTATCCACATAAACTGCCACTCCACCCTTTTTCTGCGTTTCAGTTAGAATATGTGCTCCTAATAGAGATTTTCCACTGGATTCTAATCCAGTAATTTCAGTGATTCTACCTACTGCAATACCACCATCTTTCCGATTCGATATTGCTAAATCTAACATCGATGATCCTGTTGAGATAAAATCGCTAATATCTGTAGGTGTACTATCTGTTCCATCTAGAAAGTATGCAACTTTCATATCTTTAAATTGTTTATTTATATTATCAGCCAAGACATTAGCTAATTCGTCTCTTATAGACATGTAATTCTCCTATAACTAAAATGGGGGGTTATAAAACCCCCCATGACTATTGATTATTTATTGAACAAGTCGTCGAACGCTGCAGTTGCATCTGATGTAGTAGGTGTTGTTGAAGCAATACTTGATTTAGCATCACCAACTTCTTCCTTCTCATCACCACCAGATAACCAAGTCTGTAGAGCTTCAGCTAGATCGTCGTATGAAAGCTCTTGATAAACATCCATAATGTCCTTTTGATTCTCGATCAAATTCTCAAGAATAGCAACATCATCAGTGATTGGTGATTGGTTCGGTTTAACTCGAACTGATGTAGATGGAAAATTCTTTCCAGTTTCTTCTGCTGTTTTAAACTCAACGGCAATATCACGACCGTTAATAGGATCTGTAATATCACCGTAGTCTGGATCCGCCATCACACCAAGTAACTCTTGATATACTAGCTTACCAAAACCCCAAAACTTTACACCTTGAGCTTCCTCACCTCGAACTACCATCGGAGCAAAAGTTCTCATTTTAGCTTCTAACTTTTTACCAAGTTTCCAATCATCACGATTCCCTGAAGATTTTAGTTTATTAGCAAATTCTTCAATTGGGTCTGGACGGCCGAATGATGTTGGTGATAAATAAGTTTTCCCACCCAAATCATAATGAAAGAATAATTCAATAAACGGAATATCCTTACTATATTTATTTGGTACTATACGTATTTGAGTCTTTCCTGGTTGAGGTTTCCACAAGTTTGATGTTCTTGTATTGGTTGTTTGTAACTGATTGAGTCGTTTCCTAATTGCATCTAAGTCCATTAGTTAATCTCCTATATGTTTATTTGTTATTTTGTATTTTTTAGTTACTCCATGTAACCGCTTCTAATATATATATATACTAGTTTTTTTAAAACAATCGATTTATTTTCCGACGTTTACTATTTTATATAATTTTGTTGCAACTATATGCAATCCACCATCATTCGTTAAAAGTAAACTATTTGTGTACTTGCTCCAATCTAAAGGAAACGATTTATCTAACTCACCACCATTTGCACTTCTGATAGCTTCATTTAATGCATTAATGGTGTATAGCGTATTCGTTTGTTTTTTACGGTGTAGTGAAATAGTATCTGTAGTCTCTGCATAATGGTCTTTATCTTCTTCAATATTATAAGTACATATCATTTGATTAGAATCGTGTTTATTCGAAAATATGTATATTTTATCAAATATGATATCATGACATGCTATTATCAAATCGACTATATCGTCTACCTTATCTTCAGTAGTAAATGTGCAAAGGAGTTGAGTTTTCATACTTTATATTTTTATCTGAAATACTGCACCTTGAGTGCTAGCTTTTGATGTAAAACTAGGTGCAGCTGATATTGATACTTTACTTAAAATATTTTGTACATCCTTGTTTTGCACTACAGCCAACTTACCACTTCTATCTAATATTATAATCGTATCGAAACCTTCACCGTCCATATAATGTTGCATGTTAGCTGATAGTAAATTTGATTTAAATTTTCCATTAGTAGCTTTATCTTTCACAATTCCATCAGATCCCACTTGGTCTATAGCTTTCTTCAAAAACCCCAAAGCTTTTCCTTTAATGCCAACGTACATTTGTTCGAGTCCAACCTGCCATATTCGTTTGATATCCTTAGACGTTATGTTTCCCGAACTATTTTTTATCAAAAAACTACCAATTTTATCTATAGCCCAATTACCTTTAGTCATATTATACTCAGTTCCACCAGCTTTTGGGATTGCAATACTCTTAGCGTTTTTTGGATACTTCTTAGCGATGAGAGATTCTAACTCTTTCTGAAAAATACGACCAGCTGTCAATCCTTCTTGAAAACCGTGTTGCCCTCTAAGTCTACCACCAGAACCTTTAACTTCAACTGGCTTTCCATGTACTGTAATATCTCCTGCACCAGTAGCCATAGACCCTCCATCTAACAGTATAGCTAATGCAGCTTCCCCTGAACCTACTGCAGGTGACCCCACCCATTGATAATTAATCAACCACTTCAAAAAGTCTAAATTTATTCCAGTCGATTTTAATGCTGATTGTAATGTTTTTCCGTGAAGTGAGCTGATTTTTAAAGATCTATTGTCTATATAAGTTACGAACTTTTCGGGATTTGGAAAAGAAAATGCAGCGTCAGCTACCTCTACAGCATATTTCTTATCTATATTGACATCGCTGATTTTGTCTATTAATTTATAATATGCTACTTGATCGCGTTGCACTAAACTAAGCATTTGATCTATAATGTTTTGGTCGAAAATATTATTACTAGTTAAATAATTAATGATATTTTCTATATCTTTACTGCGAGCTTTTTGTATGGGTGATTTTTTATTAGGAGCTTTTGATGATTCTACAAATAAGTCTCTAGTTTGCAACGTAGCCACCACTTCTTCAACTACGACAAGGTTCATTCCCATACCAGTCATTACTTTTCGTAAAACGTTAAGATGTACTTGATTATCAACATCTGGGGTTCCATCTAGTATTCTATAAGACCATTCGTTTAATATTTTATCTAAAATGTTCATATGTTTATTTCCCCAGGAAATGACTACTACCCATGAACGTTCCACCAACTTTAGTATATTTCAATACATCTTTTGATGTAAACTTGTTGCCATAATACATATAATCCCCTTTAACAGTTTTAGGTCCATTTTTACAACTTAAAGTTCCATCACCAGGTGCGAAGTTTCCGTTTATAATACTTGGAACTCCAGTTAAGTCTTTTATTTTAGGTTCAAATGCTACGTAATAATCATTCCCAACTGACGTAGGACCCCCAACCAATGATGTTAAAACGCGACTTGCGGCGTTGAATGATCCACCAACTTTACTAGTACATCCAGCTAACGTTTTATATGATCCAAATACATCCCAATCACCCGGTACCGATTTAGGTGAACCTTTCAATGATGTGATTGACTTATTATGTATACCAAATTTTCCTTTTACTTTAACATTAGATAACCCTTCAAGTGATGTTAAACTTTCACAGTATCTGATGTTTAGGGGGCCTTTTATAGTAGTAGGCATACCTTTAAGACTTTTCAGATTATTATTATCGATGATATTAACATGTCCAGCTGTTTTTGGACTTCCTTCTAAAGTCGTTAATTTATTACACCCATCTATTGTGTACTCTTTTGGGGCTGCACTCGGAAAATCTGGAATGTCAGTAAGTTTTCCTACATTCTTGTTAATCAGTACCAAGTTTCTTTTTTTCTTCCACTCTGCTGATGAAGGATTCCAGTAGATTGGCGTTTTAGCTTCATTCAGATTCTGAATTTGAATTTCTTCTCTAATAATTTGTCTCAATTGTGTTTTAGTTATTTTCATAGTTTTAGTTCTCCGTGATTTAGTTATTTTTATAATGATTTCTTTAAAGCTTTGATTAAAGCATTCATCATTCCATCGGTAACTTGTCCTTCAAGTTTTTCAAAGTCACCATCAGAAAGTCCAGAATCTTCGAAAGGAAACCCTTCCCATAAGAATTCTGTCAAATTATTATGAATATCGTTTGCCCATTGTTTTACAGACTTATTCTTTAATGGTACCGTACCTTCTTTCACTCGACGTTTAGAGTGTGATTTTGATAGTTCTTCTTTGATCATTTTTCTTAATTGTGTTTTAGTTATTTTCATAGTATTCTCTCCATATTATTATAATTAATCCCACGTGATATCTTCACTGGAAATTTACCTGATACTTCTATGATACGTCTAATGTTATTTATAAAATCACTACCATCAGATAAATCAACATCAAATAAAAAAGCATCATAATTATATAATACTAATTTACTTCTATAATTATCTAATATAGGAATAAGTTTACTTAACGTCAACATATTTTGTTCAGTTTCTAAATTCTGAATAATATAATTAAATAATTTATTCTTATTCATGTCAGTTAAATTGTCTTTAAATATCTTCTTACTATAAATATAAGATTTTATAAAATCTGACCCTTTTTGGTCGATCCATAGTTGTGCTATATAGTCGTTAACTTTTCCAAAAAATGGTATCTCTTTGGCGATTTTATTAGGAATTCCTCCATAAAGATACTTGAAAGACATTACTTTACTCTCATCATAACTAACGCCGTAATGTGCTCCCAAATATTCATGAACAGATCCTTCTGGAAAATCATATCCTACAACATCAGCTATCAATCTCAAATGGTATGCGTCATAATCCATCTCAACTAACACTCCATCCTTCCCAAATCTACTAATAAATTGTTCACGAGTTCCGTCTTTTTTATTTAAAGCTGCATAATTAACTCCACCGAACCTGTTGGAAGGTCTGCCTGTTGATGTGTATGGGTTGTATTCGGTATATTTCATTCCGTTGATTGTGTATATACCATTCTTTTCTATATATGATAGCACGTCAATTACATCGTTATTATATGATGTATGTACTGGTAATGTAGTATACCGTTCTAACCTATCAACTAGTTTTCTACAATATTCGAGATGTTTTAATATTGGAATAATTTTATTTACATTACCCACATTATAATACTTATAATTAAAGTACTTATGGGCTTGTGTGGTTATATCCTCAACTTCTAACGGTTGATTGTACATTATATAATGTTGTAGGTTTACATCAATTACGTTTTCTAAACTAACTAGTTGATTTAACTGCTTTTTATTATAAGTGTATTTACGCATCTTAGAATGTAATTTATATAAATTCACTAATGGAAGATTCAATGCTTCAGAATGGTTGAATGGTAGAATATACTCAGTGCTATCGATAATCTTAACATATAATATACATAGTTCAGTTTCAGATGGATGTTTGCTTTCATCTAACTGCACTGGGATTATAATACTATCGCTCTTTTTAAATTGAGCTATGAACTCACTAAACTGTTTTTGATTTTCTACTATAACCATTTTTACGTAACCTTCTCCTAATTATTCTATGGCGTATGAACCCTACGACCCAACCAACCAATAACAATATAGCAATTGAAAAACCAACGATACTAAATGATGGTGCTTCTATCACTTTATACATAAATAATACAGCAGTTAGTAATTGAATATAAAATTGAATTGCATCTAACCTCCGAAGTTTATGATTCATGCCAATATACCTCACTCCATATTTTCACAGTTTCGGGATAAATGTCCAACATTATTCCCTTTAACACTTCAGCATATTGTTGAATTTCCCACTGCGACGATGGCTCCGCTCTAAGTTCTATAAAATTCATTATAGCTTGAAATGAAGCTGTCCAATACACTTCAGTATATTGTGATAGTGGTAATAGGATACGAGCTTGCTCTTTAGCGACACCTTTACTTAACAGTGCATCATAGTGTTGTAACGTTAATCTCATATGTTCTTCATATATCATGTGAGAATTACTTTGATGAAATCCAGTTAAGTCACCATCACTCGCTTGTTTATTATCATCTGATTGCTTTCTCCAAAATTCTGGATAGTAATATTCTTCAACTGGCACATATCTACCTGATATTTCATTCCAAGCGTGATCTTTAGTTGCGCTACTAGATGTAGTTTCAATTCCCACTACATGTTTATACCACTGTCGCATAACGAACTCAGGAGCTTTAATGTGAAATTGTACTTGCAAATGTCTAAATGGGCTGAAGTGTTTATGTTTAGCTAAATACCTAACTAACTTTTCATCACTAACGTCCCACTTATCTTTTCGTTTACCAAACGATACACGAGCAGAATTAACTACTGTTAAATCATTCCCAAGTGAATCTACAACCTCAATGAAGCCTTTGTCAAGGACTTTTTCTTTCATAATTTTATAACCTTATTGATGTATATATATAACAAATTTACTATAACATTCCAAGTTTTTTTAACACGTCATTTTTTGCGGACGGTTTAGGTTTCCAATAACTCAAAGGATCTATTTGATATTTTATACCTACCATTAGTCTATCAGCGTTTTTTAGTTGTTCTAAATTATACTCGATTGAAGATTCTTTATCACCGTAGATGCTCCACTTTATCTGTAGTTTAGTGTAGAAAGGTGTTATTAGTTTAAAGTGTTTGTTAGTTATTTCTATGATTTTACCTAAATTGTTATTGGATTGTCGCGCGAAATATCTATTAACAATACCTCTTTCATAATCTTTCTTTTTTAAGTTTAACAGTGTGTGTTTAAGAAATTTAGTCTTAAATATATTATCATGTTTTGCAGTTGTGTATTCCCCAAAAGAAGTGTATCCTTTTTTTCTGTTTATAATATCAGATGTTACATTATAATTATCACCAGTAACATAATATTCCTTTAGACCCTTAGTATATCTAATATGATACACCATATTTTCATCAACATAAGCTCCAGTATCATTATACGTAAACTCACCTGTTAGAGTTATACCTGCTCTAGGTATAATTCTATTAGTACGTTTTAGTAGATCTTTCATATTCATGTTATATTAGTCCCTGGGAATGTTCATCAACACAGGATACAGTAACATCCCGACATTATCGGATGTTTCATCTTGAGACATGGGACCATCTCCAGGTTTACGACTCATTCCGGATTTCTCCAGGGTTTCTAGTACTTCTTCTTCAGATGGGATGTGTGGTGGCCCGTAAACTTCAGCGCCAGATGTTGTATTATCCCAATTATCATCCAGTATAGCACGTACTGTTTGGGATGTACTTAAACCTACTCTCAGCATACCTTTAATTGTAGTAACCCATTCGGATGAGTTTATTGCGTGGGATATATTAGATACTTGAAACAATGAATTTCCTTCTAAATGTGTTGGTAAATAATCACTAGTGAAAGTATTACCTGGAAATATTCCTCCTATGCCATCTACCGCAATTTCTAGATCTATAGGTATTATGGGGTCTGATGATGCCCACACTGCAGTATCAGGAAGCATTGTTAATATATGCTTCATAGTTTTCAAGTGTTCAGGTTTAATTTTACCATTATTGTTATACAATATTCTAGCTTTGTCCGCGAATCCCGCCGAAGTATTATTATTTGCTCTTATTATCGACCCCCATTGCATCTTTTGGCCCCTCTGTTTAGCTACCAACTCGGCAGATGTTTTAGAGACGTGTGTATTCGATTTCACAGAGCCCTGATCATCAGTATCTAGCTTCATTGTAGTATCTGGTGATATTTTTACATCATATCCCTTATTGGGTCCAAAGTTTTCCCATGTTAAATCTATAGAACCAAAAGCATTAACATCATATGCCATAGTCAACCCATGTAACGACTCATCATTTTTAACACTCCTCTGATGTGAGTATGCTGATATTGTAGGGTCTCCAGTGTTTGGTTCAATTGGTGCTGAGCTATTCCCACCATACATTGCAGTAACAGCCATTGCTGATGGTATCTTAGACGTCATAGTTTGCGATTTAACAATGCCGTCTACATTCCATACGGGGAATGTGTATACTTCGCGAATTGGGTTTGGTTGTAATGCAGATTCTCGTATCAAAGTGTCTATAGATTTATAGGTCACATTATCATCCACAACTTTCATAATACCGGTGTTGTTATCATCAAATGTTAATCTAAAGTTCCATATAGGTACTTCTGAATTCAAAGCTCTAAATAGCTTTTGCAATCCAGCTTCTATTGTAGTAGCGTCCTTGAACGAATCTCTCACTAACTCCCAATGCAAATATATATTCCTCAAAAACCCTTTAGTTTTATCAGACGGCTTTGCGAATTTGGGGAGTTGGATGACATCTGCATTCATATTAGTCAAACCTTCATGTGTGGTTTGATTTAAAGGTAATTGTCCTGGAAGTATAAATTTATTAGCGTCAGGGGTAACTAAATATTCATGGTTTGATATTAAGGTTGATTTTCGTTCAGTCTTATTAGAGTCGTTTGTTGGATATTCATCAAAACTCCTAATAGCTGATATAATAGTATCATCTTTAACTTTCCCTAAAAATTTACTCAAAATATTATCTTCCATAAATCCCCAAGATATATAAGGGCCATAAGTTGAATCACCCCAAAGCCAATCACCCTTATGCCTAAAATAAATACCACCATCTACTTGTAATTTATCTTTTTTATTACTAAATAAATCATCAGTATCAATTCCGCTGAACGTATCCTTCATCCATTTATCAATCTGACTTACAAAACCCCCTAAAGTTAAAACTGGAATTACTTTCTTAGGATCATCTGGTTTTTTCTTAATACCTATATCAGAGTGTGGCTTTGCCTGTTGACTTATAATAGAGACTCCCATTGATGTAATATCTGTAGTGCAATCAAATCCACCATCATCTCTATTGGACCATGAAAAATTAGTAATTATACCAGCCATAGCATCATAGTTACCACCATTATTGAAAATCCTATCTTGTATACTATTATAAGCCTTGCCATTTTTTATTTCATCAGAACCGAACAATGATAAACTACCATCAATACCTATTAACTGATCTAAAGTGGACCACCCATATTCCAATACGACCCCTTTTCCTATAGTCAGAAAATATTTCTCCATATCAGATATATCTAATTTGTCCCAGCATGTCCAATTTATTGTAGCTTTCCTCAAAGCACTCATAGGGCCTTTATATTCACACGATGCGTCTTTGATACCTGCTATTGGTCTATATGCGTTAGATGAAGCGCCTTGACTAGTAGGCTGGTGATATAAGTCTCTGAATTTTGATATAAATCCATCACTCTCAGTTAATTCCCCTCCCATCATAACCTTACCTTCACCTACTACAGAAGACATTCTTATCCACGTTGAAAATGTATGTGAACTTGCCATTGGAGCTATCGATGAATCCGACATGGTCTCGTTTATAGACACATTCCCGCTCTTTGATAGAGCCTGAACCCTTCCATGTAACGTCTCACGGATCCGTCTATCTATAGGTGATAAATTAATCATATACTACCAACTACGATTTGAAATTTCTAAAGACTTAATTATTTTTCCAGTGTGGGATGGAATGCGTAATGTAGTTCCAGCTTTGATACCTAAAGTACCTCCAGGAAGATCATTAGCTTTTGATATAATCCACCATAACGATGAATTTTTATAATATTTATGTGCTAGTAAATCTGGCCTGTCTCCATTTTTACTTACAATATACACATCGCCATTTTCAACTGGAATTTGTGGGTATACACTTGGGACAAATACCCTGTTTCCGTCATCATTACGTTTTACTCTTAAAAATTTATATCTGCTCATTTTATCTACCCTTGGATTTCGTTAAACATATTCTTGTACTTAGTGCGGTATGGTTTAGTTTGAGTATGATCTGTTGATGGGTTTTTTGCAAATGTTCCATTACCGTTAGACTCAGTATCACTGAGCCAGTTTAGATCGTAATGTTTACCAATACTTGATGGTTGATAATTCCCAATATATGTAAACTCACATGATGCTTTAATATATTTAGGCAACATTAACCCTTTATCCATTTCCCATGTAGTACCATCTTCGATTGAAATGCTTATACTGTTCAAAAATCCCGGTGTATTTACAAACATATCCCCTATAGTTAAATTTATAAAAGGTGATATCATTCGCACGGATTCGGTACCTCCTAGATTTGAATACGATGGATAACATAACCCTACTAAATAATTTAATTTTTCCCATAAGATTGGCAGTTCTTGCTTTGTCTTAGGGTACACATCAAAACTAAAACTCAATGACCTATTAACTCCTTGATATACGTATACTTTATCAGGGCGGCCCACGTATCTCTCATCACTCCAATCAGCTGTTACGCTATCAGATATCCCACTGATGAGTGCTCTGAATATGATCCATTTACCGTTAACAATATCTCTAATTTTAAACGGTATCATATCATCATTATTATCATTAACTGTAATATCCCCATATATACCACCGTAAGGGTGCATGTTTAATTTATCAGTGAGTTCATTATTATATTTATCGCTAGTTCCTTTATTTATTGTACCCAATTCTTTATCAACTAATATACCCTGTACACCTTTACCTTGATCGCCGATTTTATATACAACATTAGATGCTTTCTTCCTCACAGACTGAATATCATTCGGCGTTGATGATGTGAGCCCACCACCATTTAATTCACTAGGTGATAATAATTCATCACCATATTTTGCAGTTCCGTGTAAACGGCCATATGATAATGTAGAATAATTTTTTATAGTTTGATCTTTCACTTCATGTGGTAGCGACCTAGGTCCATTTTCAAACGCCTCTAGTATAACAGCATCTACACCCATCTTACCATTATATCCAGGCACCATATATGATTTATGAGCTATTGTCGTTCTAAAATCATTATGAGCTTTTACTAAGTTTTCTTCATTTAATTTGTTATCCTTTATTCTAGCCAAAAGATCTGCTGATTTAGTTAATATTGATACTGGTGCTTTAGTATCGTCCGCATTCCATTCGATGTCATTCAAAGAATCAGCTATCACACTACTATACGTTCCCTTTCCGACTGGTCGGCCTAATGCTGTGTATGATGTCAGCCCTGGAGTAGTAAGTATCCTATCAATATGTACCATAGGTGCTATAGATCCCAATGATAATGGATTCCAAAGTCTAGTTTCAGGTCTTGCGTTTAATAATTGTAACCCTAACTGCTTAACACCAAAAACTAATCCTTTTGGTGATTTTATAAATTTTCCTATTGTAATAACATCTGATACTGTTCTCGATGCTGCAGTTACTACACCACCTCTAACGATACCAGCATCAATTGACCCTAATCCGCCAGGTCCCCAATTGTCCCCTATTTTTCTAATTATAAAAGGTTGATCATCTTCATTGGTTTTGTATTTTAATTTGGTCCATTGTGCTTTATAATTTGATATCTTTAATGGCTTTTTAATGATTTTTCTCAAAACCACTGTCGATTTAACGTTACCCTTTGGTTTGTTTTTATTGACACCTGCACCGTATGCTAAATCACTTGTCATTGTTACTAAAGACATTACATTCTCCTATTAATTTTGACCTTGGCTAACCATTGCGCCATATAATGTTTGATTACCAGCTCCCTGACCACCTATACGTTTTGCTAATGCTCCATTTGGGCCTAGTGCTGTTAGAAGTGCATCTAATTTTTTATTAGTAGTTTCAAGATCAAACGTACCCACAGTTTCACCTTTATGAACTTTTGCTAAGCCAGTCTCCTCTATAGTACCCCCACCAGATAATGATGGCGTGGAAGTTGGAATTGGTGTGGTTTCGACATCAGATCCACCCCCAAATCCTAAAAACGATCCAACTGAAGATATAGTTTCTTTAATAGCTTTTATAGCTTCCCACGCTAAGAATAATGGCCAAAATGCTAGCATTAATGCTTTTTTAGCTAAATTCCCAAATCCTCCGAAGTGTTTAGCGAGTAACACCACACCCGCTATTAAAGCCCCAACCCCTTCTTTAATAGCTTTTATAGCTTCCCACGCTAAGACTAATGGCCAAAATGCTAGCATTAATGCTTTTTTAGCTAAATTCCCAAATCCTCCTAAGTGTTTAGCGAGTAACACCACACCCGCTATTAAAGCCACAACCCCTAATACAATCCATGTTATTGGATTTGCTAGAAGTGAAGCTGTAAGCCCCCACGATGCTGCAACCAAGCCCCCCATTGTACTCAGTAATGCCCACGCCCCTGCCACCATCATAGGTCCAAATACAACAGCTAATATTGCACCAATCATAGGTAAATATGATACTATTACAGACAGTGCATCTGCTATATATTCCCATAATAATTGACTTGCCTTTTGTCCAGCATTCATGTTGTTCAATTTTTCCTGATTAGCAACCATCTTAGATAATTCACCTACACCAACACCTATCGATTCAGCTAACGCTCTTTTTTGGAGTACATTGAGTCTATTAAATTCTTCCACACTACCCATCTGACTCAAAATATCAGCAACTGCACCTTCTATATCGTCATTTAACGCTAACCTACGAGCTGCATCATAATTTAAATTTCTACCAATCAACATTGAAGCTTCCATTTGTTTCTCTATTGAAGATTCGAAATCCAACAATGAATCTGCGATTTTAGTTGAAGTGCCTAGATTCACTCCTAACATTCTTGCTTGAACAGCAGCTCGTGCCATATTTTCACCACCATCTTTAGCGTAAGATGCAAAGGTGTCCATATCACCTGCCATATCTTCTAATACAGCTGCAGGAGCAACACCATTAGCTCGGGCTAATTCACTAGTCATTCTAATAGTACTAAATACTGCTTCATCACTACTAGCGCCCATTGCACCCATACTAGCAAGTAATTTTGCACTCGTATCCGCTGACACTCCATACTGAAAGCTTAACATCTTCATGGATATTAAATTTTTAGTAGTTGCTTTTTCTAACGAACCAACATTATCTAATATGGCCTTAGCTTCGTCTCCAAATAATGCTATACCAGTACCCATTTGATTAAACGCTAATCCAGTCGACTGCGCGAAATCAAATGCGTTCTTAGCAAGTAATGCAAAGGCGCCTGCTATAGCTAATCCAGCACCACGCATTAGTACCATACGACCTTCACTCGTTTCTAATAAGTCCCCCCATCTTTTTACTTTGTTCTTTATTTTTTCAATGGCACCAAACATTGATTTATAAGCGTCATCATATTCATCCAAGATATCTTTATTATTGCTTTGAAATTCGTTAATGTCGCCCATAACATTTAATTGTTCTTTTAATGGATTTAATTGTTCCGCTAATTGTAACCCTTTAAAACCTTCTGCAGCTGCTATCGCGTCTTCTATGGCTACTCTTTGTTGCAACTGATCTGTTAAACTAAGCTCACCTGATATAGCGTCGTGTTGAAGCTTTAATTGTTGTTGTTGAATTTCAGCTGCAGCTACTCGACTTTTATCACCTAATAATAAATTCTCAGTTATTTGACGTTCTAGATTTCTTTGATTGAAAGTACTTTCTACATCGGATTGTTGGCGGTCTGATAAACTTCTTTTGGCTTTTAATTGATTTCTATACATGCCAAGCAGTTCTTTATTTGAGTTGGACAGTTTACCTTCTTCCATCGCTACTTGTTTAATAGCTGCTACTCTATCTTGTAAAGATTTAATTATCTCTTTATTAGTTTTTATATGATCTTTATCTGATTTTGTAGGCATTTTTAAGTAATCTTAATTATAAATTTACTAAGGTTTGTAATAATTTATTATTCGATTGAGCTGCTCGGTTCTTAACATCATTTCCTAACCTCTCCATATCACTCGCGGTTTTTTCAGCTTCTTTCTCTATCCGCAGTACCTGAGCAAGCATATCTTTATCACCAGTCGCTTTTATAGCCTTATATAATTGAGTATGTTGCTTCTTATTGTTTCCTTTAACAAAAAAATTGAACAATTTCTTCCCCACACCTTCATTGATACTTATTTTTTTAGACATAATGTGTTCCTCTACTAATTTAAATTGAATATAATAACTCAATAATAAATATCAAATTATTAAGTTTTTCGCGATGATGGTGGCCTACTTAACCCCTTATTTTGCTTAGTAGACTTTTCCATTTGCTTCGCCTCTTCTTTATAACTAAGTTCGAGTTGTTTCAAATAGAACATACGTAAGTATGTGGGCATCATATAAACTTCATTAAATGTGAATCCACCTTTACCGTGGAAGCATAGTTGATAGATTTGTTTGTGTATGTTAGGTTTATCTTCTGGTTTTAGGCCAAAAAAACTGGACCGTCATTGGGACAGTCACCTCCTCTTCGTACCCACAAAGGGAGCATTCGAAGTTATAAGACATGTCAATATCAGGAGTCATACATTGTATATATTCTCTAAATGCAAATGAATCTCTTGATAGAAAATCATTATCGACAAATTGATTAATTTTTTGTTGGTTAACTTCACCATCAACAGATACTATGATCTTTTTCATACGTGTAGTAACCTCAGAATCTATTCGAGATCCTTTCATTATCTTTTTTAACGCGTTCAATTCTTGACTAATTTCACGCTCATCTGCTTGAGTTAAAAACTTAAATTTAATATTACGTTTAGAGTGTGGAAGATTGAATTCAAATTCATTTCTACCTTTTTCTAAATCATCAAATTTAACATTTTTATCTTCTAAACTAGTTAGATCAATAGAATCTCGGTTATGCTCAGCACAAGCTGAACAATTAGTCTCAAAAGCGTATTCTTTACCATAAGCTAATATACGAGCAGCGACCATTATAGCATTCTTATCACCTATAATAATATCATTTAAATTGATATCTTTATTCACTACTAATGACTCTAATAATTTATCAATAACGATACCCTTCTTTATCAAATTCTGAGATGTTAGAATATCCTCATCTTTTGCTGTTGGGTATCTTAGTTCAATTTCCCCACTTACTAATGGACTATCACTGGAATAGAAATACCCTTTAGATGGTAAACTAACAACTTCAGTAGGAAACTGAGGTTTATTACTTTGTTCAGACATATTAATGTCTCCTTATGTTTGGTTGTTTTGGTTAATAACTATTTTCTGTAACTATTAATTACAGTGTACTAAAACTATATGTAGTTTTATTTAATATATTTTTTTATAGCTTTAATAAAATCGTTTTTTGCACCTGGTCCAAATTCAGTTTTAATTAGGAAACCTACAGCACGTGCTGTTTCGTCCAAATTAGCACCATCTTTCTTATCAGCTTTTTCAAATCCAGCTTTAAGGCCTTTATATATCCAAGTCCAAGTTGATTCATTTTCTTCATTCAGAGTTTTAATCTCTTCTTT